TGCAAAGAATAACATTACTAGTTCAAACCATTTAGGACACTTAAACATTTTGTGGCTTAAATATCTATGGTAACCTAATGTTAAACCAAACAACATTATACCGGAATACATTGCTGTACCAATAGCCCATTGTGTTGCTGTTGCGTACATAAACATAGGCACAATGGCTAACATACTGGCTACTTGTCCAGCAAAAAGACTATATTGCATTCCTAATTTACCTAATTGCATAATGCTATTTATCGTTGTTTTTTGCGTTTCTTAGGATTTCGAGGTTTGTTGTTACGAAATATTTGATCTTCGTTGATTACTTTGAAACGAATGCCTTTGCGTTTGCACCATTCTTGTGCGGCAGTCCACTTAGCAGCATTCACAGCAACTTGCATCTGCTGTCCTTTGCCTCTAGCATTTTCCATTGTGGTTTGATTTGCTGGTTTGATTTCAATAAGTTCAACATGTTCTGCACCACCCTTGTCTATGTATTGTATCATAAAGTCTGGTACATAGTTAGTGTATTTGCCTGTTAATGGATTCTGATATGGTATCTTAACATTTTCACTAGCCCATTTTTTTATGTTAGGATGTGAATCACACATACGCATAAAGGCTAGTTCCCAACTACTTCTATAATATGGTTTTTTGCTGCCGGCGTACTTAGGTGTGTTTACTACTTCGTAAACACCCTGAGCGAATTTACTCATGGCTGGATTAGGCCTGCGACCTTGCTTTTACTGTTTACTGTTGGTACCGCAACACCTACTCTACTTCCAATTGGGCGTAAAGTGTTTATAGCACTGTATGCATCGACAGTTAAGTTAAGAGAATTTTCATTAACATCAAAGTATTCAAGTGGATCTACATTACTAGCATCTGCTACTTCTAGTAATACACCGCCCATTGCTTTTGCAGCAGGTTTTTTAAAACCAAGTTTTTCTAACTTACTTTCTATCATACTAACTTTAGCAGGATCAAATGTTTTGTTAGATGTGGATGTTAATGTTGCAAGTAGTTCTGAACTTGCTTCTGGTAGTGGAAATTTTATAGTTGCAGACTCTAGATATGCCGTTAATGCACCATCTACAACATTATATTTTGTAGCATTACCAAATGTATCGTATAAGGATGAACTCATTTTATTCTGCTCCCTTAACCTTTTGTCCATTTAAGATTGCTTGTTGAGCTCTATCACGATTTGCAGTTGGCGTGCCTAAGAAGTCATTTTGTCTAGTATTTTTAGGACCTTCTGGCTGTAACCCTTCGGCACCTTGTTGTGCCCAATTAGTTATAAGATCTGCTAAGCCACCTGCATTTAATTCAACATTCTGTTCAAGTCTGGATCTATCCTGATCATCTAGAGCAAAGTTAAACTTACTATTAACTGTCATACTTTCTATTTCAAAATCAATATCAAATGTTCTAAATCCAGAATCTGAATAGTCTAATGTCTCTGGTGTGAATGCAGTAATTTGAGGTCTAAATAAAATATACTCAATACCTCTGCCACCGTGGTAATTAATTATTCTTATGCTTTCAATAAAATGTGTTTCTTCATGTATGTCCATTCCTGCATCGTTGCTGTTATATGTATCGCCCATAAATTTACTAGGCTTAACAGTAGAAATAGCATTGGTTTCCCATTGCTTTGGATCTCCATCTCTGAAGTCTCCGTCACCGGCGCCTGTTCTATTACGAGGATCATTATATTGAAATGCGAAATACTTCATAAACAATGTTAACCATTCATTACCTATAGTATCTACTACAGTCATACTGCAAGGGCCGTAATCGACCCCCGTCTGTATTATTCTACGATGATTATATTGTTTCTTAACCTGTGACTGGAATGTCACTTCTGGTATTTTTGCTGTTTGTACTAGGCTACTAATTGTAGATCTAAAGACTCCTGAATTATCCATTGCTTTTGCAATATTTGGATTGAAATGGAATTCAGCGAAGCCTTGGAACTTCTGTCTAGGTGGCGTAATGTTAGGTTTAAACCTATCAGCATTACGCCAGTTCCTAAAGTAAGTCTGCCCTGAAAAACTACTATTTTTCTTTGACATACTCTATGTCCTAGATTAACCTAAAGTACTTTCAATAAGTCCTTCAGCTAAATCAGTAAACGGATTACCACTAACACCTCTACCTGCTCCGGAGTTATCACCTGCTTCATGTAGTGCGTTATCGAAACGTAAAGTTAAAGTAATAATCTGTGATTCTGCTGCTGAGTAATCATGATCACCATAAGTTACGTTTTGGATGAAACAACCTTCTAGTATCCACTGTTCAGTAGCTGATGCATTATCAGTACCATCTAGTACTTCAATGTTAGTATCAAATTTAAAATCGTTTGATGCGGCTGCTGTAGTTTGTTGATAATGGTTAACCTGTCTTTGTACTTGGTTACCAACAATCTTTGCAACACTACCGGTAATATCATCTCTAATGACAACATCAACTGTTTGCCATGTATGCTTACCTTGTAGGTATACTTTACTGTTGAAACTATGTACTTCTACTTCGTCTACACTCACAGAAGGCCTAGTGACACTTTGAATATTCTGCGTCATTGTAGTTGTAGCCTGGTTGCCAGCAAACGGAGCAATAAAGTTAACACGGAATCGATATTTTAACTTCGGCATTAAAATACCCTTTGCAGACCCTGCTGTGTCTGTTAACGGTACTCCGAATTTATCTTTTGTTATTGCCATTTTATATTCTCCTAAAATCTATATAATGTTTTATATGCTAATATTTATCAAAAAGAACACAAAATAGTAAACTCGAGTTTTAATTTAGCCAAAAAAAAGCACTCCGAAGAGTGCTTTTTAATTAGTTTAAGTATAAACTTACGCTGTTGAACCCAAAGTATTTTGAATTCTAATCGGAATGTATATAAACTCAACTGCTTTAACAGGCTGTATAGCTATGTCAATGTGCAATTCGTTTCTATCAATTCTTGCCGGTGTATTATTTGAACCGTCACATACTGTAACATAATCAAATAAGCCACGTTGTGTAACTAAACCACTTAGTAGTCTATCAACAACTGCTTTTGCATTGTTTCTAGTAACACTGTCGTTTGGCTCAAATAAGAACGGCTTAACTGCATCGTCAAGTTGCTCTCTAAGATAGATAACTAATCTTGAAACATTAACTCTGTCCAACGCACTTGCTGATGGGTTAAGAGTTTTTTGTCCAAATACACTAATGCCTCTTCCTGGGAATGATGCAATTGGGTTTACCTTGTTTAAGTATAAACCGTCACGCTGTCCTTCGTTTAATGAAACTGGGACATATTCACCTTCTGCAGAGTCTAAGTATCCTACTGATGTAGCATTACTAACTAAACCACGTTGGAAACCAGCTGGTGCAAACCAAGGGAAAGCAACCTGGTCATTGTATGCGAATGTACGCAATGCCATATGTGATGCTGGTACTAAAATGTTTGTACCATCAGTGTTAGTTGTTAATGCATGAGGATAGTAAACACCTGCTTGAGCACTTGAACTTACAAGACCGTTCTCACCGTTTTCTACTGCTGTATTAGCATTGGTTGCCCAAGCTGCTGTGCTAGTATTATCGGCTTTTAGTCTAAGTGGAGCATCAACGATTGAGAAGACTGTGTCTTTTCTGTCAACACTTAATGCTAACATTTCATCAATTAGTTCAGGATATCCTGGAACTGCCACTAAGTTGAAACGGTTTGTTTCGTTACGAATGTCATCGTTTGATACAATCGCTGCTTGTAGTTGTTTAGTAACTGCTTTACGCTGTGCCTTTCTTAACAATAAGCCTGAACCGTCTGCTGCGTTACCTGACATTGAAACCCAAACATTAGCAGTACTTGCAGAACTTAGTGCATAGTTTATGCGCCATTCTTTAACATTACCACCTGAAGCTCTGTAGTTCCAACCTATCATACCTTGTGGGTATAAAGCTGCACTTGGAGCGTCTGCGTCTAATGATGCTGATGCTGACTGTCTGAAATCATCAAACAATATACCGTCTGGTGTGCTTTGATCTGTAAGATCAACTAGTACCCATGTAGTTCCGTTATGCTTATAAAGTTTTAAGTTTTCAGTGTCTGAGCTGTTTAACCATACATCGCCATTTGCTAATGCAGTTGTTCCATCTGATTGTACAGTTGGTTCAGTTGCTTTAGTTTGGAAATCAGTTGTTAAAGTTACCCATGTAGTTCCGTTATGCTCTAGTAAGTCAACATTGTTAGTACTAATATCTGCGTCATACCATAATGTAGCATTTGCTGTTACACCAACTGGTTGTGTTGCACTTGCAGTATGAGCTGCTAGGCTACGCTTAAAGTTACTTGTAGTAGCTGCTGTTAAGTTAAGATCGCCTAAAGAAACAGTAGTTGCTTCTGCACCTGCTATTAGTTTAATATCGTTACCTAAAGTGTTTACAAAAGTAATTACACCAGCTTGGTTAGATACTGTAAGTTGACTAGCATCTGATGCTGCTGCCGCGGCTGATAAAGCAGTTTGGATATCTGTTACCATGTCGTCAGCTGTAATAAAGCTACTTGTTGAACTTGTTGCAAATACATCAATCAATGTTTCTGAACTGTTAACCTGAATTTGGAAAGCTGCATTAGATGCGTCTGCTTTCGTATCAGCTATTGCTGTATCAGATATTGCTGCTGAACTGCTTACTGATAATGAACTTTCACCGTTCCACTTGTTCAATCTAACTGTAGCAAATCTTCCAAAGGAATCATCGAATGCATCAAACCAAAACGCACCTGCTGTTAATGAGCCTGCTGTTTTATGGTATGCGTATGCTTCTTTTGATGTATTGAAGATTGGAGCATCTTGTGATACAAACTGTCCTGTTGAAGCATCGTACTGCTTAACACTAATGTTTGCGCCACTGTTAGGTGCTGTTGATTGCATAAACACATCACCTGATGTTAAACCACCACCTGATTGTTTTTGTGTTGGAATAGTTGTATGAGTTGCCCACTGGAAGTCTGCACTAGATTTAGCACTTGACCACGCTGATGAACCTACGCTATACCAGTTACCTGCAATTTTTTCAAACACTGGAATGAAGTCATTCTGTGTGCCGTCATTTTTGAGCGGCGCTGCTGCAAATTTGCCGTTAGTTGAAAAAGATGTTTTAGGTACTGCGTTAGCATATACTTCGTCTTTAGTAGTAATTAATACTGCTTGACTGACCCACTTACTTCCGTCATATTCTTTAATACCAAATTTAGAACTACCTGTGTCAACCCAAATACTATTGGCTGCTGGTTTTGCTGCAGGTGCTGTTGCACTTGCTTCTAATTGGCCTAAATCAACGTCTGCTCTTAACACATATGCTCTGTTGGATAATCCTAAGAAACTATATGCTGCTGCTAGACCGTATTCGTTTGTTTCGTCTCCGTGAACTGGTGTTCCGCCACTTGTTTTAAATGATGGGTTACCAAAGTTTTGTAGTAATTCACGCTGACTAGTTATGTTGTATAACTTGTTTGCTGTTGCCTTCGTAGTATATGCAGCAGTTGAAGTTCCATCTGGTGCTGTCTTATCTTGTGATGTTGCAATCACGATAAGAGGAACAGTACCAGCACCTGCAGGTGCGTAGAAACTTTCGTCTGATACACTAATACTAACGCCTGGCGATACTAATGTTGCCATTTTGTTTTCTCCTAATATATTAAGATACGATTGATCGTATGCACTTATTTATCAGAATTTAGGTATTATTGGGCTTTATAGAAATTGAAAGGTATTAGGAGGTATTATACTATTTTAAGTGTTTGTTTGAATTCACCGGTGTCCCAATCACGGATGTCTTCTACTTGCTGTTTTAGGTCTTGTATTGTGCCATTGTTTGTAATAATGTAATCTACTGGATGTCCTGCCCAGTTCCATTCGCTTTCGTGTACATCTGCGTATTTGGTTTTCATTATCTTGTGGCTAACTGCATTGGTGTGTGCTGTTTTTGCTGTTTCAAACCATTCAGGCAACTCTCCGCGTTGTACCCAAATAACAACTCCACCCATTTCTTTGATAAGATCTAATTCGTTTTTAAATCTTGCATCGCTAACAACTGTACAAGGTGTATCTACATGTTGCTTTCTTATACGATATTCTAAACTGTGTAACCAAATATTAGAATCAAAGTGTGTGCGTAACACATCAGTGCCTAATAATTGTAGTGCTAGTCTGGGAGTAAAGTTTGGAATGCCTAGTTTTCTACTCCAGTAAAGGTCTGCTGTTTCACGAAAGTCTCTGCTCTCTACAGTATCGCCTTCTACTAGTTCTCTGGGCCATCCAAATATTGATGCGGATAAGTCTTTTAATGGGGCAGCAAAACTATCTTCAACACAACCACGCTCTACAAACATGTTTGCAACTGTACCCTTGCCTGAACCTATTAGTCCAACTAACCCTATTATCATATATTAACCTATTACAAATCCTAGTGGGTCACTGCCTTCTTCCATCATGTGAACCGCTTCATTTAATTTCTCTAACTCTGCTTGAGCTTCTGATTTTAGTGCATCACCGTTAAGGGTAATTGCTCCACCTGCGCCTGGTAGGCCTGAAGTATACTTGCTTCTTGCTTCGCCTAGCATAAACTTACCTTGTGCTAATGCGTATGCACTTAACCAATCACTTGCATAAACATCTTTTAGTAGTATCATTTCTGGTACAAAATTGTATACCCCAACTGCTACTTCTTCATTATGTCTAACATTTCGTAAAATTTGTAATACTTTGCTGTTGCGATTCCAAATAAAGTTATATTCACTACCAAAAATACGCCCAACTGTTTCTTTGTACTGTGAGAACGCATCGTAAACTGCTAGTCCGCCTATTTGTCCTGCCTGCATCATGTACATGTTGTTGAATGCAACATCAAACGGATCAAAGTTTACGCCGCCGCTGTTAGTTCCTATACCTCTACGATAAAGTCTTCTAACTTCCATTACTTCGTCGGGCAATGTATACTCAGTTACATTTTCCTGTGTAGTAATAAAAATCATACTTTCTTCTACAGCATTAGAACTAAGTTGTCTATACTTAGCCATCGCTTTGTTGATAGCAACATCGTAATGTTCTCTATCAAGTTCTACATCAACTATACCATCTGCTAGACGCAGTTTGATTTCGCTGATTAGCTCTTCTCTGTTGCTGTATCCTATTTTATTAATCGCCATAACACTATTTATCTACTAAAAGGCTTTTAATATGATAGTCGTGTCATTAAAACGCCCATTCATCTTAGTATCCGTTGTCGTAAGGTCGTTAAACGCCTTACTAAATTTAGTCTTTGCATTTCCAGTCCAGTTTTTAATTTGTTCTGCTGGTTTACGCAATGTTCGTTGTACACTCTTTGTAGGATGGAAATCTTGTAGTGTTGTACCTTTAACTGCCATGCCACTTTTCAAATCATCTACTACATACATGCCTACTTTACGAGTCTTAGTGTTGTATACCCAAATTTCAGTTGCATCAATTACTTCTGCAGGATTAATACTTGCTATACCTAATACACTGTCATTAATTTGAAACTTTAGTTTACTTACTTGTTTTTCTTTGCTTACTTGCTTAGGCTTACGAGTCTTTCTGTTTGCTTTACCTGTTAAGATAAATGCATCACAAGCGGCATTAATTTTTTCATATATTGCTACAAAGTCCTTACGCATTTTCTTATCCATAAAACCGTATGCTTCTTTGATATCTTCATCTTTCCATTCTTGCACTTCTAATGCTTCTGCATACTGATATGTAAAATCATCTTTGATAATCTTAGCATGGTTGGGCTTT